ATATCCATCTTCTAACCAAGTTTTTAATTTATCTAATCCATGATTAGTAATGAATTGTGCAACTCCACTAACACTACATCCAATTCTTCTATTTCTCAACATAACTCTATTTGTATCACTCCAATGAGTTCTACCAAGTGTTACCGTTTTAGCATACAGATAAGCATATTTAAGTGTTCTTTGATAGTCCTCTAATGAGTCGTGATTGTTTGGAAATGTTTCTACAAGACAACAAAGTTCATAACTTTCCAAACTTTGTTCCAGGCAATTATGGATAAACAAACCAGATGAATCTAAATATTTGTTGTCTTTTGTAGATGTTATCACACCAAAATTATGTGTATCTTCAACAGTCATATCATAAACATCTTCATACCCATAAAACTCAACTGATACAACTTTATGATTCCAAATACCTTGATTTTCCATACTTCTTTTAACATTAGAACAAGAATGACTGCAAGTTTTTCTTTTGGAAGCTTGATATTCTGTAAGTGTCTTATGTTCATTACATACTGGACAGTTCCAATCAACCCACGCAGTTCTTGATTTTTTTATGTCGGATAAATGTTTTTTTACTTCATTGGTCATACCATTTTTAATCGATTCAATCATAAAATCTCGTTGATTTTCCCAATTTTTAGTTGATTTTTTACCAATAGATTTTAATGCAGAATCTTTGTGATTTTTACCGTACATACCATTTCGCTCACCGTAATGACCACCATTAATACGAGTAGTTTCTTTCATCTTTTCTACATTTACAGGGTTATGCATTGGATTTTTATCTAATCTATGTAATCTACTATGTTCTGATTGAGTAATAACATCTAAATTATCCCATGAATCATTTGTCTTATCAAAATCTATATGATGAATAGCATACTCTTTGGCGGTAGGCATATAACCAAGTTCTGATTCTGTGATTAATCTATACTGTCTTAATCCACTTGCTTTTTTCCCGGTACCTCGTATGTTTCTATAACCTTTATTACTAAAACTATTAAATGGAAATACTGATTCATCTTTTTGTAAATCTCTAAGTTCTTTATATTCACCACTTCGTAACATAATTTTATGGTCAGGTGTTGCTAATAAATTAGAACCATCATCCAAAGTAAGTTTCCACACTTCTGTATTTTCTTTTGTTTTCCAAGTTTTAATTGATTGTTTGATGACTACTTTTCCATTTTCATCAACTGAATAAACTGGGTATTGAGTATCTACTAAATCTTTAATTGGAACTGTATTTCTACCATCAGCTACTGCTACTAATGTTTCACCAACAATACAAGGATTTCCACCCATAACTCTATGGTCTTTATTATCTCCACCATTTTGCATACGAGAAAATTTCCTCATATTTTCTAACCAAGCTAAACCAGGTTCTCCATTATCTACGATTCGTTTTGAAACTTCTGTATAATCCATACCAAGTTCTGCAAATATACTATTGTTTGAAGTCCACCCATATTGTTCTCTGTCTGGATTAACTTTATAATTTTTTAAATCTAAATATTCATCATCATGGGGATCACCGAACACAATCTCTGCTGTTCGTCTTACATTCCCTGCTACGACACATTTACCAATTAGGTTCATTATATCCACAATTGTAGTTACGGTAATTAGTTCTCCACTATTCTTTTCTAATACTTTTCTTATATCTTCGTGAACTTCTTCTAATGGGTCTGGACCACTTGAAACACCGCCAAATCCTTTGATTGGTTCTCCTAATGCTCTAATCTTTGTATAATCAAACTCTACTGGGTGTGAACCATGAAAATAACTTTCTAATAATAACCTTAACGAATCTACCCAACCTTCTCTTGTGTCTGGAATCTGAAATATTGTTGAATCCCTATCTTTATCTATACCTTTAACAAGTATTTCACCAGCACCCTTACAGTCAAATCCAACACCAACACCTAACATACTTGCATCCATTAGAAAACAGAATGGTTTTGAGTAATCTTCTTTAAGTGTTTTAGTAGATACGAATGCACAATTATTTAGAGCTGCATATAATTTCTTTTCTTCTGTGATTGATGTTCCCATTGCCCATAAACCACGACCAGGTGGTAAAAATTTCATATTGAATATTCTATCATACATATCTTGTGCAGATTTCTGTGCTTGCCACGGATTCCAACCTAATTGATGAGAATTAATCCAATTCCATTGCATTGAATATGTTCCCTCTACAACTCTTTGGACGGTTTCCCACCATCTCTCATTTTTTCCATTCTCTTTGATACGGGAATAGGTTCTCATATAAACCAGTTCACCTAACCCATTAAAACCAAACGGTGGTTTTTTTCTTTTATATTTGTCGATAAAATTTTCCGATAACTTAAACTTTTCCACTACAACTCCTATTTCTGCTTGTTCACAACATTTATCTACTTCCTAATATACCTATAATATATATAATATTTTAAACACTATATATACATTTTTTTAGAAGTTTAAAAAACTTTTTCTTTGAAGTTTTAAAAAGTGAACACCAAGTGTGTACTTTTTATTCAAACCCTTCTCCGTCAAAATCTTTCTTCTTCTGTGCTAATGTTTTTCTAATATATTCATCAGCATTATTCATCTTTCCTTGTACTTCTTTACCACCTTGAGTATTAGTTTCATAAATTTGTATATAACCTGTATTCGTATTAATGGTTGCTGGGAATGTAATTCCATCAGGACCAAAACGATTTTTAATCACATGAAATCGACCTGTATTTGCGATTTTATCTTCTACTTTTCTACTCATACTCATAACGAAATCTGCTGTCATAACCTTAGAGTAATCTTCTGATACTTTACTAGCATCAATTACATCTTCGTCTAATGATGAACGATTTGCTTGTGAAGCTGTCCATATCGGTATATCAAACTCACCTGCCATACCTCTTAACTCTTCATATACATGCCCAATCTGATGTCTTTTTTCTGTGAAGTTAGATGTTGATTTCATAATATCAGCGTAATCCACAATAACCAAATCTGGTTTTATTCCTTGTAATTCACATTGTTGTAAATGTGCAAATATTGTGTTTACACTTGCTGTTCTCGTTGGATAATATTTGATAATAAGATTTCCCTTTAACTTATCAATTGCTCTCTGTACATCATCCTTGTAGTACTGAAGATTTCCTGTAGGTTGTCCACTTATAATACAATCATATCGTAACCCAACATAAGCCGCATTTAACTCCAATGTATAATGAATTACCGTTAATCCTTTTTTCATAGCATGTGTACCGATTGCCTGTAGTGTCCATGATTTACCAATCCCTGCTGGAGCAACTATCACTCCAAGTTCTCCACCTGCAAGTCCACCATCCATTAAATCATTAACACTATCCCAACCCGTAGGTTGAGTATCTCGTGCTTGTTTTGTCATTCGTTCTTCAAACCCAGTAATGTATTCGTGTCCGATATCTCTTTCCATACCAGCAGTCATTGCTTTATCTATAATTCCCTTTATATCGTCATATTGTTGTGTTTCCAACAATTCTACCGATTGCATAATTGCATTTTTCATTATTTGATTTTTACAAAACTCTAATGTTTTTTCTTTAACAAATTCTAAATCTGGATCTTCTCTATGTTGCCAAGCACCTCTCAATGAATCTACAATTGCTACCTTTAATACATCATTCTCTACATCATCAACCATAACTTTAATACTTTCCATAGTTGGTTGTGATTTATATTTAGTAAAATAATCCTTAATTGATTTAACTAAAAATTTATTTGAATCTGTATCAAAATAACTTACTTCAAGAATATCAATAATTTGTTTTACAAACTTTACATCAGTTAATAAACTTGAAATAATTTTACTCTGAAAGGAAGTTCCGTATTTTATTAATGATTCACTCATGGTGTTGCCCATCCATCATCTCCGTATGGATTTGGAACATTACTCTCAATATGTTTTTCCTTTTTGAATACAAAGATAGGTTCATACTTTGAACCTGAACCATCACCATCTCTGGCCATGGTAGATAAATTTAATCTAAGTGTGTTGATATGACTATAACCTATTTTTTTTGCTATTTCTAAAGTACCGTTTTCAATATTTTTCCCACTCGAAGTGTTCGCTATATTCAATAATAAATATCCATTTACTTTCGTAGAATCAAAAGTATTTTGTAAAGTTTGAAATAAAAATCCATCTATCCATTCTTGTTCTGTTGGAAATTTAATATAACTTTGAGTAGGTTCATCCGCATACTTTTCAGTATTAAAATATGGTGGTGAAGTAAAACATAAATCTACTTTTTCTTTTGGTTTAAATACTTCACTACCAAGACAATGTAATTCTACTTCCTTACCAAGATAACTAAACTCTTCTTTAATCTTATTCAATCCCTCAAATGTTTTTGTTGAAGGTTCTGTACCAATATACTTTTTAATTCTTTTAGATGAAAGTGCACCAAGTAATCGTCCACCCCAACCACAACTCATATCCCAAACAACTCCATCTCCACCATAAGTTTCATAAATGTATTTTGCAGCAGTAGGACGAAAGTTAGATACGGTTTGTGTTCCACCATATATCTTTATGTTCTGTCTGAATCTATTCTCTGTCCAATGTGGTTTATCACTATGATTGTAATGCCATTTAATTGTCTTCTTGATAACCTCTTTCAACTTGTCATCATTGTGGAAATTTTCCATTGGTGTGGTTTTTGCATTACCACAAGGAACTTCCCAAAATTGTGGAAAATAACTCCAAGCCAACCTCAATCCATTCATAGTCTGAGTTATCTCATCACCATCAAGTATTTGTTCGTGTTTAAAATTCTGTAACTTTCTTATTTGTTCGTGTTTCTCTTCTTCACGAATTGTATAATGTGGGAATCCATTCTTTCTATAATACTTGAAGATAATCTCAACTGCATCTTCTATTTCTATTTTATCTAAACTACTACATACCTTATGATAATCTAAAGATAACTTATCTTCATCAAGAAATTTACTCAATACACTATAGTCTACTGAACTCATTCCAAGTTCTCATACATATCATGTACCTTTTTATCATAAAATTCTTTTCTTTTCTTTTCACGATATCTTTCTCGAGCCTTTGATTTTATCGTATCTGAATTTCTTCTATAATGCTCCATTTGCCATCTCTTTTGAGCTTCTTTTTTTTCCTTTTTTGTTTTATATTTAATTTTTCTACCCATTTTTTAATACTCCCCTGATTGACAAGTGTAACAGGGGCAATTCCCATACTTATCGGGATCACCTTTGTATTCATTTACATACTCTCTAAAAGTTTTTATATCTTGTGAACCACCATATTCATATAACCATTTACCATATATGTGTTCTAATTGTTTTTCTGTATACTCCTTATCCATGAGTTTTCTCCGCCATGAAATTTAATCTATTAAATGTTGTTGCCAACCAACTATTTAAATTAGGTAGAGCTGTGTATAACTTATCTTCCAAAAACATTTTTTGAAATTTATGTTTAATAATTCTTTGGATTGGTTGTTCTAATTGATTCTTAACTCTTAACTTTGAACTGCCAGACATAATACCATCTGTTAAATCCATAAGTTTTTTATTCAAATGTAATTGTTCTTCTGAATCACTAATTATTTCACATACTTTATATTTGTCTTTATTTACTTGAGAACTTTTCAATATATCTTCTATTGTAATCTCATGTGGTGATTCAAGAAATGGAAACACTTTCAATAATGTTTTTAATCCTGCCCCTTTTATTCCTGGTATACCATCTGATTTATCACCATCCAATATTCTATACAATAAAAAGTTTTTAGAATTGACTCCATATTCATTTAAGATTCTCTCTTCATCATACATTAATTTTTTTGTAGGTGAATAGACTTTGATATTTTCATCAACTAATTGTAGAAAATCTTTATCGGTTGACATTATAGTAGATTTTGAATCTTTGAATAAATGTTTAGC